GGTTGCCGACCAGAAACTGGCGCGCCGCCTCGATGATCGCCTCGACGACGTCGTCCGCCTCCAGGAGCTGCCCCAGCATCGCCGGAATCACGGCGCGATCGCGTTCGACGATCGCCTCGATGATCGCCTCCTTGGAACGGAAGTAGCGATAGAGCCCGCCGGGGCTCATGCCTGCTTCCGCGCAAACCGCCTGCATGCCGGTGGCGTGGAACCCGCCGCGCGCGAAACAGACGATCGCAGCGTCGAGAATCCGCTGGCGCTGTTCGGCCTGCCGGCTGGCGCGCGCGTCCTGACGGGGAGAGAGCTGGTTCAAGGCGAAGCCACATTTGCGAGAGCGAACGTTCGTTCGCAAATTAGCGGCGGCTGGCGGACTCCACAAGCGCCCGATTTCACTGCCGCTCTCCGGCTTTCGCGCGCCTCCGCCCGACGCCGCGATCCTTCGGCGCCGCAGCGCTTGCGCGGCCGGGGGGCTTGTGGCAGTTTCCGCGCGCCTTCAGGCCCCGCATCGCGCCGGGCCACACGAACGGCCCCCGGCGCTGCGGTAGCTCAGTGGTAGAGCACTCCCTTGGTAAGGGAGAGGTCGAGAGTTCAATCCTCTCTCGCAGCACCAGTTCTTTCCCAAGAAGCTCCTGAACCCCTTGATCCTCTAACAGAAGCCGACCAGACTCGTTTACAAAGCGGGTTACAAACGGGTCGGGCGATGGCGCGCAGGACGGGGCTAAAGAACTTCCAGACGCTGGACGGCCGGCACTACACCCGGATCGCGATCCCCGCGCCACTGCGCCCCTATCTTGATGGCAAGCGCGAGCTGCGGCACGCTCACGGCGACAGCCTAAAGCAAGCCGAGCGCAATCACCCGGCCGTCGTCGCGCGGTTCCTCGACGTGATCGATCGGGCGAAGGCGCAGCACGCCGCCGATCACGGGCCGGCCAAGCCAGTGATGCGCGAGCGGCCGATGTCGCTCGACGAATACGCCCGGAGCTTCTTTGCGCTTCGCGCGATGTCCGACCGCGACGCGCGAGACGCCTCACCGATCTATGCCAGCTTCAGCCCCGACGAGGGCGAGACCGCGAGCCTCAAGCGGATCGTCGCCGGCCTCGCCAAGGATGACGAGATCATCCACACCATCGGCGGCATTCTCGACGCCTTCGCCGCTCGCACAGCGAAGCCGCCTGTTTCGGGCTCGCCGGAATGGCGGTCGGCTGCGGCGAAGCTCGCGGCCGTCGAGCTTGAGGTGTTCCGGCTTCAATATGCCCGCGAGCAGGGCGAGCCCGATCCCGAGCCCGCCCTTCCCGTGCTGACCGCGCCCGAGCCTGCCGCCGAGGCGAGGCCGAAGGGCGACGCTGTCTCGGTTCTCGGGCTGCTCGCCGGCTACCTCAAAGAGCTGGCGAAGTCGGGCGGCGGGGCCGAAGCCGGGAAGCGCTGGACACCGGGCTTCAAGAACTTCGTCCGCTTCCTCGGGCATGACGACGCCCGGCTGATCAGCAAGCAGGACGTAATCGACTGGAAAGACGAGCTGCTCGAAGAGCTGTCGCCAAAAACCGTTCGCGACACGAACATCGCGGCGCTTAGGGCCGTGTTGCAATGGGCGATCGACAACCGGAAGCTGCCCGAGGGCACGACCAACCCCGCCGCCGGCATCAAAATCCGCGTCACGAAGAAGACCCTCGACAGACCGCAGGGCTTCACCCTCGACGAAGCCCACGCGATCCTGAAGGCTGCGCGCGACTACCAGCCGGCGCATTCCGACAATCCCGCGACCCGCGAGAGCGAGCACGTTACGGCGGCGAAACGTTGGACGCCTTGGCTCTGCGCATTTTCCGGCGCGCGCATCTCGGAGATGACGCAGCTCCGGACGCAGGACATCATGACTGAAGACGGCGTCGCGTTCATGCGGATCACGCCGGACGCCGGATCGACGAAGAACCGGCAGTTCCGGGACGTGCCGCTTCACGCGCAGCTTATCGAGATGGGCTTCCTCGACTTCGTAAAACGCGCGGAGCCGGGGCCGCTGTTCTTTAACGGCAAGACTGCTCGCCGGGGAACGCGCCACGCCTCGAAATACGCCGCGCAGCGCATGGCGACGTGGATCAGGGAAGTCGTTCCGTCGCTCCCGATGGAAGTGCAGCCGAACCATGGCTGGCGTCATCGCTTCAAGAGCGTGTCGTTCGGTCTCGACGTGAACGGTCGCGTGATCGACGCCATGCAGGGCCATGCCGCGCGGACTGCCGGCGAGAACTATGGCGACGTCGACCTGAAAGCCCGGGCCGCGGCCATCGCCAAATTTCCACGCTATCAGCCGGAATAGGAAATTTTCCTAAATAGCTATTTTTTCCTAGACACGCGAGTCGGCGTCAGTCAAACTTAATCCCCAGTGAAGTTTTGGGGATCAAGGCTGCGTGTCTAAGCGTGGGAAGAGGAAGGCGAAGAGCGATGGCGTTGAGCGCAAAAGCGCTCCGTCTGTCATCAATCTTTGGGGCCTCGACAGCTTCCTCGCCGCGAGCACCATCGCCGGGCCTGCGATCACTCCGGAGACGGCGATGCAATGCACCGCCGTCGCCTGCGCTGTCTCTCTGATCGCTGACACGGTCGGCAATCTTCCTTGCAAGCTCTACGCCCGCGACGAAAAGGGCGGGAAGGAAGTCGACGCGGAGCATCCGGCCTACTCGATCATCCACGACGACGCCTCGCCGGACGTGTCAGCCTCGGCGCTGCGGACGCAGCTCACGACCGACGCTCTCCTGCACGGGAACGGCTACGCCTATGCCAACCGGGTCAACGGTCGCGTCGTCGAGTTCAATCGCCTCGACCCGCGCGCCGTCACTGTCGAGACGAGCCCGCTCACCGGCGAAGTCCGCTACCGCCTGTCTTCCGGCTCGGATCACCGCACGCTCGCGCGCGACGAAGTTCTTCATATCCCCGCCTTCAGCCTCGACGGCGTCAAAGGCGTCGCGCCGATCCACATGGCGCGCGAGGCCATCTATCTTTCGCTGATCATGGAAAAGCATGCCTCGCGGCTGTTCGCGAACGGCGGTCGCCCCAGTGGCATCCTGAAGTTTCCCGAAGACCTTGGGGCCGAAGCCAGCCAGCGCATGAAGGAGTCGTGGCAGGCTGCGACCCGCGGCGATGCTGCCGGCGGCACCGCGATCATCGAAGAGGGCGGCGACTTCACGCCGCTCGCGTTCTCGTCGGTCGACGCGCAGTTTATGGAGCTGAGGACGCACCAGCTCGACGAGATCGCGCGGGCCTTCCGCGTCCCGCCGTCCATGATCTTCAACCTTGGCCGGGCGACGTGGGGCAACGCCGAGCAGATGGGCTCGCTGTTCCTTCAGCTCAGCCTTTTGCCTTGGCTCCGCGTCTGGACCGACGCCTACCGTCGCCTTCTGCTCAGCGAAGACGAGCGCCGCACGCACGTCGTCGACTTCGTGACCGACGACCTTCTGCGCGCCGACTTCGCAACCCGCGCCACCGCCTATGGGCAGTATCGCGCGATGGGCGCGATGACGGCGAACGAAGTTCGCGCCGGCCTGAACCTTCCCGCGCTCGACGGCGGCGACCGCCTCGACAACCCCAACATCACCACGGCTCCGGCCGCCAGCACGGCACCGGAGGCCGAAGCCGCGTGATTCCCTACCGCGCCACCCTCGACGTCGAGCGCTCTTTTGTGCTCACGCCGCACGCCATCGCCGAGCTTGAGAAGGCGACCGGCGTCGGCATCGGCTCGCTCATTCAGCGCCTTCCGTCCGGTCACTTCGCGCACCGTGACGTCGTCGAGACGCTGCGCCTTGGTCTTATCGGCGCAGGCGCGCCCGCGGAGGACGCCGCGAGCATCGTCGCCGGCTTCATGAGCGCCAATCCGCTCGTCGCGAGCTTCCGCATCGCCGCGGACCTGCTCGCCGCACTCTACGCCGGACCCACCGCACCGGAGGCCACCGATGGACAGGCTTGAGATCAAGGCTGCGCTGTCGGTCGACGAAGCCGGCACCCTGTCGGGCATCGCTTGGCCGTTCAATGAGGGGCCGGACCAGCTCGGCGACCTCATTACGCCCGGCGCGTTCAACATCGCCGCCGATATGCCGATCCTGCTTGGGCACGACCCCGAAGACCTCATCGGGACGTGGACCGAAGTCAAAGAGACGCCCGAAGGGCTGCTCGTCGCCGGCCAGCTTCACGTCAAAGAACACCGCCGCGCCCGCGCAGCGCGCTCGCTGATCACATCCGGACTGATCGGCGGACTGTCGATCGGCTACCGCACGAAGGCTTTCACGCCGCGTCCCGGCAAGGGCCGCGTGATCAGCGCGCTCGACCTTGTCGAAATCTCAGTCGTCAAAAACCCGGCCCATCCTCGCGCACGGATCACCGGCGCGAAATCCGCTTCGTCCGCTCTTGCGATCGCCGAAGCCATCTCCCGCGCCGCTTCGGCGCTCCGCACCTGAAAGGAACTACCCGAAAATGACCTTCCACGACCGCGCCCTCGGCGCTCTTGAGCTGAAGGACGCCGATGCCGACGACGCGGCCGGCATCGTCAATGCGGCGCTCGACGAACTGCGCAGCACGATCGACGCCCGCTTCAAGGACGTCGAGACGAAGTCGGACGCGTCCGCGCTCGTCTCGCGCCTCGACAAGCTCGAAGCTCGTCTGAACCGGCCGGCGATCATCACCGATCCCGTCGAGACGAAGTCCGTCGAGCGCAAGGCGTTCGGCAATTATCTGCGCGTCGGCAAGCGCGACATGGACCCTGTCGAGATGAAGGCGCTGTCCGTCAGCGTCGATACGGCCGGCGGCTACCTCGCGCCCGAAGAGTTCACCCTCGACTTCGTGCGCGACCTCGTGCCGTTTTCGCCGATCCGCTCGCTCGCGGACGTGCGCACCACCCGCGCCCATACCGTCACCTATCCGAAGCGCACGGCGATCACGAATGCGCTCTGGAAGGGCGAAGCCGCAGCCATGGGGCAGTCCGAGCCGGCCTTCGCGGAAGGCGAGATCGCGGTGAAGGAGCTGACGACGGAAGTCGTCATCAACAATCAGCTTCTCGAGGACGCGCGCGCCGACATTGACGGCGAAGTGCGGCTCGCGCTGTCCGAGGACTTCGGCTCGAAGGAATCGGTCGCGTTCGTCAGCGGTTCGGGCAACCTCGACCCCGAGGGCATCATGACCGCGGCGGGCGTCGGCGAGAGCCTGAACGGCCACGCCACGAATCTTTCGGCCGACGCGCTGATTACTATGATGTATGCGCTGCCGGCCGCCTACCGGAACCGCGGCACCTTCGTCATGAACGGCTCGACGCTCGCGGCGATCCGTAAGCTGAAGGACGGGCAGCAGAACTACATCTGGCAGCCGGCCTATCAGGCGGGCGCGCCCGAAACGATCCTCGGCCGTCCCGTCGTCGAAGCCGAGCACATGCCCGACATCGCGGCGAACGCCTTCCCGATCGCCTTCGGCGACTTCAAGACGGCGTATCGGATTTACGACCGGGTCGATCTGTCGATCTTCGTCAATCCCTACAAGCTCGCCAGCACGCGCCAGACGATCTTCCACGCCTTCCGCCGCGTCGGCGCGGGGGTGGTTCAGCCGCTGGCGTTCCGCAAGCTGAAGATGGCGGCGAGCTGATCATGCTCGCGGCGCGCGACATCACGGTTGAGATCGGAGGCGGCACCATCCGCCTTCGGCCGACCCTGCGCGCCGCGATGCGCTTTGAGCGCGAGCACGGCTTCGACAAGCTGTTCCGGCTGCTCTCTCAGGGCAGCATCACCGCCACGACGGCGATCCTCGCCGAGCACGCCGAGCCCGTTCCGGCTGTCACCGCCGCCGACGCAATCCGTCTCGCTCCGCAGCTCGCGGACCATCTCGCACAGCTTATCGACTTCGGCCCGCAGCCGAGGGGCAAGGCCAAGCGGGGCGGCAAGCCCGTGACGCTCGCCGAGCAGTTCGCGCACCTGTTCCAGCTCGGGGCCGGACATCTCGGATGGACGCCGGCCGATACATGGGCCTCGTCGCCGCACGAAATCCTCGCCGCCCATCACGGGCGCGTCGAGCTGATTGATCAGATCCTCGTCGCCGCCTTCGGCACGAAGGAGAAAGACAGCGACGCACCGTCCGAACCGAACTTCAAGGCCGACGCCGACCGCGCCGCCAAGCTGAAGGCGCTGCGCGGATGACGGCTGACCTCATTTCGGGGGCGTCTCACGACGGTTCCGCGACCAATCGAGCAACGGAAAGCATCCTCCGCGCCCCCGACGCTTATGAGCGGCACATAGCGGTCAAGGATGCACGGTCGCACACCATCTCCCGTGAGGCGTTCTGATGCCGTCTCGTCCGCCCCGCATCTGCACCTGCGGCCGCGTTGTCGCTGCCGGCGTTGTCTGCGCCTGTCAGCGCGCCCGGAAGACGCAGCACGACCGCGCCCGGCCGAACGCCAACGCGCGAGGCTATGGCAGCAAGTGGCGCGCCGAGAGCGCCGCTTACCTCGCCGCGCATCCTGTTTGCGTCCGCTGCGGCGCACCGTCGACCGTCGTCAACCACAAGACCCCGCACCGCATGAGCGCCGCTCGCACGGCTCCGGAGCTGGCGATGGCTCAGAAGCTGTTCTGGCGTCGCTCGAATTGGGAAGCCGTCTGCGCGCCTTGCCACAACGGCCCCATCCAATCCGAAGAAAGGAGCCCGTCGTGATCCTCACCCATGACGGCATCACCCAGCCCGTCGAGGAATGGGCGCTCGATTACGGCATCACGCCCGAACTGATCGAACATCGCATGTCGCGGGGCTGGAACACGGCCGCAGCCATCGAGACGCCGATGGACGCGCCAAAGGGCTATCGGTTGCCCGAGGTCGGCGCACCTGCCGCCATTAGGCCGCCGACGAAGCGTGCCTATCGCGCGCCCCTTACGCTCGACGGCCGCACGCTGAGCCTCACCGATTGGGCGCTCCGCAGTGGCATCTCCTATCACACGCTCCGCGACCGGCTCCGGCGCGGCATGTCGATCGCGGAAGCGCCGTCGAAGCCGATCGTCACCGGCGGCGACCGTCGCAGCAACGGGGGCGGGGGTGGCAAGCAACTTTCAGCCGCCGCCAAGGAGACCGGCGCCCCCGTCACGCGCAAGATTGCGCCTAAATAGGGTTTTTTGGACTGTGATCGTTTCGCTTGAAGACCTGAAGACCTCGCTCGGCATCGAAGATGACGCCGACGACGCGCTGCTGTCGCGCAAGATCGACGCGGCGGAAGGTTGGGTTTCGTCCTACATCGGCGAAGCCCTTAGCGCCTCTTCGCCTGCCCCCGTGCTCGAAGCCGTCCGCCACGTCGCCGAACATCTTTTCGAGGGCGGCGAGCCGACCTTCAAAAGCGGCGCTGCGACGCCTCTCCGGGCGATCGTTCGCGACCTTCTGCGCCCCTATCGCGCGTGGAATTTCTGACATGGCGAGTGTCGAAGACCAGCTCGCAAGGCTTGAGAAGCGCCTTTTAGCCGTCCCGGAGGCCGTGAAGAAGGCGCTTCAGAAGTCCCTCGACAAGGCCGCGGCGGACGTCGCGGCGGCGGCGCGGAAGCTCGCGCCCGACGAAGACGGCACCCTTGCTGGCACAATCCATGTTGAGCAGGGGCCGCATGAGCTGTCTCGCGCGATCGTGGCCGGCGGCGACGCGACGACGAAGGCCGTCGAGGATGGCAAGTCGCCGACCTACGACTATGCGAAGGCGCAGGAACTTGGCACCCGCCACCAGCGCCCCCGCCGCTTTCTTCGGCCTGCCGAGCGCATCCTCCGGAAGCGTAACCGCGCCCGCCTCGTGCGCGACGGCCGCAAGGCCGTCCGCGACCTTCCGGGGCCGCAGGCATGAGCGCCGAGATCGCCCTTCAGAAGCATGTCGTCGCCGCCCTCAAGGCGTCGCCGACCGTGCTCGCGCTCGTCGCCGCCGACAACATCGCCGATGATCAGGGCAAGCCCGAGCGCTTCCCCGCGATCCGGCTCGGCGAGAGCGCCAGCGTCCCGGCCGACCTCGACCTGTCGTTTCATGACGACGTTGCCTTCGACGTCGTCGTTTGGAGCGCCACGCCCGGCACTGGCGAGGCGAAGACCATCGCTGCCGCGATCCGCGCTGCGCTCCCCGCTGGCGTCTGGTGCGTTCCCGGCGTGCGCTACGCCCGCGCCAAGGTCGCCGGCCAGCACGTTACCCGCGACGAGGCGAAGAACACCGTCCGCGCCGTGATCGGCTTCGACGTGGTGACGCAGTCATGAAGGCGGGCGCGCTTCGCGAGCGGCTGACGATCGAACGCTTCGCCGGCCGCGAGACGAACGACCTCGGCGAAGTCGCCGAGACGTGGACCACGCTGCGCGAGATGCGGGCGCAGCTCGTCGAGCAGATCGCCGGCGAGTCGTCCGAAGCCTCGGGCGTCGCGGCGTCGGCGAGCCTCACCTTCCGCATGCGCTTCGTCGCCGGCCTGACCGTCGCCGATCGGGTGCGCCATGCCGGCCGCGTGCTCGACATCGCCGAAATCCGCGAGCTTGGACGCCGCGGCGGACAGGAAATCCGCTGCACCGTGCGGGGGCTCGCGTGAGCCGGGGCCGTAAGCCGGCCACGATCCCCGAGGCGTCGCACCTGATCACGGTCGCCCCGTCCGCCCCGTCCTGGCTGTCAAAGGACGCCAAAGCGGAATGGCGTCGCGTCTGTGCCATCATGGTGCATCGGCGGACGCTTACCGAAGACAATCTCGGCACGCTCGAAAACTACGTCGTCGCGCACGGCACCGTGCGCGAGATGGCGCGCGTGATCGCGGCCGAAGGCTACATCGTGCCGACAGAGAAGGGGCCGCGGAAGCATCCCGCCGTGTCGATCCAGTCCGACGCCTCGACCCGCGCCCGGCTTCTGGCGAATGAGTTGGCCGTTACGCCGACCTCGCGCGGTCGTGCCGCCGCGAGCGCGAACAGCGCCGGCGACGACGGTTCGCCGATGGGAATGTGATGAAGAGCACGTTCCCCGAATGGATCTTCGACGGCTCGCCGATCCCGGACCCGACCGGGCGGGCGGCGCGCGTGCTCGCGTGGTTCGATCGGCTGAAGCATCTGAAGTCGAAGCATCCCGGCAAGGCGCTGCGCCTTGATCCGTGGCAGCGCCGGATGATCGAGCGGATTTACGGACCGACGGACGCGGCCGGGAACCGACAGGTTTATATGCCCGTGCTCGTGATCCCGCGCGGCAACAGGAAAACCACGTTCTCCGCGCAGCTCGCGTTGAACCACACGATCGGCCCCGAGCGCGTCCCCGGCGGCGAAGCGATCCTAGCGGCCGTCAACCGCGAGCAGGCGAACATCGCGTTCCGCGAGGCGCTGAACGTGATCCGCGCCGACCCCCGTATCGAGCGCGAGCTGAAGATTTATGAGGCGCACAACGGCGCAAAGAAGATCGTCTATCCGAAGGACGGCTGCACGCTTGAGATCATCCCGAGCGACGGCGCGGGCATTCACGGCCGCACGCCGAACTTCGTGCTGGCCGACGAGCTTCACGTCTGGCCGAACGGCGACCTTTGGGAGGCGCTGACTGGCGGTTCCGACAAGATCGACGACGCGCTTTTCATCGTCGCGACCACGGCCGGCCGCGGACAGACGAACACCGCTTGGGACGTCGTCGAAAGCGCGCGGAAGGTGGCGGGCGGCGAAGTCGACGATCCCGGCATTCTCCCGATCCTTTTCGAGAGCCCGCGCGACGTCGACTGGCGCTCGGAAGACGCATGGCGTCGCGTCAATCCCGGCGCGAGCTGCACGCCGCCATATCCGTCGCTTGCCGGCTATCAGCGCCACGCCCTACGTGCCGAGCGTAGCGCGTCCGAGCTGGCGAGGCTGCTTCAATACAAGTTCTCGGTCTGGCTCGACGCGCAGACCGACCCCTTCGTCGACATGGCGGTTTACGACGAGGGCGCGGCGGCGATCGATGTCGAAGCCCTGCGCGGCCGGCCGTGCTGGATCGGCGTCGACCTGTCGAAGACGACTGACCTCACGGCCGTTGTCGCAGCCCTCCGCGACGGGGCGGGCGGCTTCGTCGTGATCCCGCACTTCTTCGTTCCCGGCGAGGCCATCGCCGCGCGTTCCGAGCGCGACAAGGTTCCTTATGACCGTTGGGCGAAGGAAGGGCTGCTGACGGCGATCCCCGGCGCGGAGATCGACAATCGCGTGGTCGCCGGCTGTGTCCGCGACCTGTGTGAGCGCTTCGACGTCAAAGAGATCGCCTTCGATCCGGCGTGGGCGCGCGACATCATTCGCGACCTCGAAGATGAGGGCCTTCCCGTCATCCGCGCCGCCCTCGACCCGAAGTCGCAGACGAACGCCCTTCGGACCCTCGAAGGCGCGATCGTAGGCAAGCGCTTCCGGCACGGCGGGCATGCCGTGCTTCGCTGGAACTTCGACAACGTCGCCATCAAGACCGGATCGACCGGCCTCCGCACGATGGTGAAGAGCCTTTCGCGCGAGCGCATCGACGGCGCGTTCGCGACCATGCTCGCCGTCGACCGCGCCGCCTACGGCGAGGATCACGGCTCAATCTATTCCGACACAAGCGCCCGGCCGACCGGGCTTCAGATTTGGTGATCCTGCGAAATGGCGACTGAACCCGACCTTCTTGTGCTCGTCGAGGCGCGCGTTGACAGCCTCGAAAAGCAGCTTCGGAAGGCGAACGACGCCGCGAGGCGGAACTTCCGTGACATCGAAGGTCACTCCAGCAACGCCCGCAAGCGGATCGAAGGCGAGACGCGCGCCGCGGCGGAGAACGCGAACAAGGCGCTCGCGTCGATCGGCGCGAAAGGCTTCGACTTCGCGACGGGTTTCGCCACGGGCGCGCTCGCGGCGGGCCTTGCGACCGTCACGACCGCGGCGAAGGAGTCGATCACGGCCGTCGCGGAGCTGAAGCGGGAAGCCGAGCGCGCGGGCGTCGGCACCGGCGCGTTCCAAGAGCTGTCCTTCGCCGCGCGTCAGTCCGGCGTCTCGATTGACGCGCTGACGGACGGCCTGAAGGAGATGAACCTTCGCGCCGACGAATTCGTGCTGACGGGCAAGGGCTCGGGCGCGGAGGCGTTCCAGCGCCTTGGCTATGGGGCCGATGAGCTGAAGCGGAAGCTGAAGGACCCGGCGGCGCTGTTCGTCGAGATCATCGGCCGGCTTCAGCAGCTTGACGAGGCCGCGCGCATCCGCGTCGCTGACGAGATTTTTGGCGGCACGGGCGGCGAGCAGTTCGTGCGCTTCGTCGAGCAGGGCGCGGCCGGCGTCACGAAGCTCCGCGAGGAAGCCCGCGCGACCGGCGTCGTGATCAGCGACGACGTCGTGGCGAAGGCCGTCGAGCTGGACAAGAAGTTCAACAAGCTCGCCGACATCGTGAGCGGCCGCTTCAAAGGCGCGGTCGTGGAAGTCGCCTCTGTCCTTGAGGACTGGATTACGAACCTCGACGTCTTCCTGTCCAAGCTCGAAAAGGGCCTGAACAACCTCGGGAACAGCTCATTCTTCGCCAAGCTGAACGACTGGTTCTCGAACGACCTCGAAGGCGAATATTACGGCGCAAAGCGGCTCACGCCGGAGGATCAGAAGCGCGCGGCCGCCGACAAGTTCTTCACGCCCGCGCTCGACGCGCTGTCGAGGCTGAAGCTTGCGGCGAACGCCGCCGCCGGTCAGCTCGGCGACATCAAGCTTCCGCCGCAGGGGCTTCCCGTTCCGAGCGCTGCGCAGCCGAGCCCGTTCGCGGGCGGCGACGCCGTTTCGCAGTTCGTGCGGCGCGTTATCGCTGCGGAGAGCGGCGGCAAGGCGGACGCGAAGAACCCGAACAGCTCGGCGACCGGCGTCGGGCAGTTCGTGAAGGAGACGTGGCTCCGGCTGTTCCGCGAGGTGTATCCGGCGGAGGCGCGCACGATGGGGGAGAGCGCCATCCTTGAGCTGCGCAAGGACGCCGACGTCTCGAAGAAGATGATCGAGACCTACGCCGCGGAGAACGCGACGGCGCTCCGTAACGCCGGCCTCGCGGTCACGGAAGCGAATCTTCACCTCGCGCACTTCCTCGGCGCGGGCGGGGCCGTGAAGGCGCTGAAGGCTGATCCTCGGGCCTCGGCGCGGGCCGTGCTCGGCGACGACGCCGCGAACGCCAATCCGACGATCATCGGCGGTGGGCGCACGATCGCCGACGTGCTCGCCTACGCTGATCGGCGCGCGAACAGCACGCGCCTCGCCGCGGGCGACCGCACCGACGCGGAGAAGTCCGCCGAGCGGCAGGCGGACGCGGTCAAGAAGGTGATCGACGCGCTGGGGCTTGAGGCCGCCGAGATCGGAAAGACCAAGAACGAACAGGAGCTGTTGCAGGCGCTTCAGCGTGCCGGCGTCGACCTCAGCTCCAAGGAGGGGCAGGAAATCCGCGCTCGGGTGCTGGATCTTCAGAAGCTCCGCGCCGCGCAGGCGCAGGTTGATCGCAGCGCCGAGCAGGCGAAGAAGGCGCGGGAGTCGATCGCCGACATGGGGGCGCAGGCGACGACCGGCATCCTTCAGGACCTTCGCAGCGGCGCGACGGCCGCAGAAGCGTTCTCAAACGCGCTCGGGCGGATCGCCGATCAGCTCATCGAAATGGCGGTGAAGCAGCTCTTCGCGAACGCCTTCGCCGCGCCGACTGGCGGAGGAGGGGGCGGCGGCTTCGGCTTCTTCAGCGTGCTTGGCTCCCTGTTCGGCTTCAGCGAGGGCGGTTGGACCGGGCCGGGCTCGAAGTATCAGCCGGCCGGCATCGTGCATGCCGACGAGTTCGTGTTCTCGAAGGAGGCGACCCGTCGCATCGGCGTCGACAATCTCGAAGCGATGCACCGCAGCGCCAAGGGATATGCGGACGGCGGGCGCGTAGGCATCCCGAGCTTCGTTCCGGCGACTGTCCGCAGCCCGGAGAACGTCGGCGGGGGCAGCGCGCAGGCGATCACCATCAACGCCCCGGTGACCGTGAACGCGACCGGCGGCACGCCCGAGCAGAACAATGACTTGGCGAAGCGGATGTCTAAGCAGCTTGAAGCGACGATGCGTGGCGTGGTTTGCGACGAGCTGATGCGTCAGCGCCGGCCGGGAAACATGCTGGACGGGAGGGCCGGGCGGCGCTGATATGCGGCGATGAGCGACGCCGCCCAACCGATAACGGTCGAGGAGCTGAACGAACTAAGCGGGATGCTTGACGGCACCCGCGTGCTGAAGCCTCCCCGCATGTTGGATTGCGACCACGAGGCGCTGTTCGGCGCCCTAGGGCGCGTAAAGCTTCGCGCCTCGCCGATCATGCTCAAGGAAGGGCTGTTTCTTCAGACGACCTTCGCTCACATCTTCAGCGCGCCGATGGCGGCCTTTGCGCCGCCGTCATCAAATTGCGCCCCGCACCCCGCACCGTGGGCGGCTGTGCGCGGACGGGGAGAATCGGAAGACTTTCTCGCCGAAATCGTCCTGGAATCTGGGGCGAAGCCTCTGCCTTTCTCGAGGCTTGAGACGGTTAGAATGGTGGCTGCGCTAATCAGGCTGCTCACGGCCCAGCCGGTTTTCGTCGCATCGATTGCCCCTGTGTCGCTTGCGAGCGGCCAAGCTCACCAGACCGAGAACCCGATATACGGCTTCGAGCGCACCCCGCACTGGCACTTCGGAGGCGTGGAGATTGATGAAGATTATGCGGAGTTGCTTAGGCAGTTTCTCGATCCGACTGGCGTGATCCTGAAGGATGATAACGCCTATCGCGCTTTCGTGATGCTTGACGGTATCTGGTGGCTGCCGACCACTACGGCGATGATGGTCGCGATTTGGACCGCAGTTGAAACGATGCTGAGGCCCGGTCGCCGGGACGTGACGAAGCGCCTCGCGGACGGTGTTCGACGTTATATCGGCCGCTCGAAGAACGATGGCGACCGTCTCTACAATGAGACCGTGAGGCTCTACGAATCGCGCGGTGCATCTGCTCACGCAGGCCAATCCCCAGCGATCGAAGACGTCCATGCGTCATTTGTAATCGCGCATGACTTGATGCTTCGCGCCACGCACGAGGGTCGGCTCCCGGACATAGATAACATCACCCCCATCTGGGGCTAGGGTGCGTTTCCGCTCGCGAGCAGATCGAACGGCTTCCAGACGCCGGATGCTTCGAGTTCAGTGACGCGTTGCAAAATGCGCCACGCCGTTCGGCGGCGCTCGGATTTAGATTTGCCGGCGAGGAACTGCATCGCGTCGCCGATCTGCTGATAGGTCGGTTCGCAGAAGGTATCGATCCGAAGGAACTGCTGCTGCACCCAAACGGCGACAATGTTGGCCGGCTCGTCCAACTGAATGAGCCGCTGAGAGCCGCCGTGCTTTTCCTTCGCCGCTTCGAGGGCCTTCTGACGAGCCCGTGCTTCCGTCGCGACGCGCTTCCTCGCGATCTGCTGGCGACCCCCCAGCGCCGCATAGGGCGGCGGCGGCGGTGGGTTTGCCGCCTCGCGCTCGGCGCGCTTTTTTGCTCGCTCCTCCCTTTTTGCTTCGGCCCAACGCTTCCGGTTCCGTTCGTTCTTCTGCTCCTCCCGTAGGTCGACAAGCGCGCGGACCTCTTCACCCTGCGCGCGCGCCCACTCTGCCTGCCTCGCCTGGGCAATCTCAAGAAGGCTCGGGACTTTGGCGGGCGCGCTCACTGATCAGGCGACCTTCTTCGGCAGGTGCATCGCAGCCTTATCCGAGATTTCGCGCGCGATCTGCCGGGCGCGGTGAACGCCAACGCTCCAACGCTTGTCGCCGGACGTGATCACGACGGCGGGGCCGTGGCGCTCGATCGTGAGGAAGTCGCCTCCCTCGGACAGATCGGCGAGCGCGCCGCCCTTGGTGGCGATCCGCTCCACATTATCAGCGAAGTCGGCGGCGAGCGCGGCCGGGACTTCGATCCCGGAACCGTCGAGCAACACGAACCGCGTCGGCACGCCGGCAGCGTCGACATCAATGAAGACGCCGGGATCGGGCTCTTCGCCGAAGGTCGCCTTGTGATCGGCGTCAATCAGCTCGGCGAGATAGACCGCGAGCGGAAGGCCGCGGTGACGGGCAAGGCGGCGGGCGCGTTCGCCGACCTCGGGGGAGACATTTGCAGACGTGTATTTGGCCATGTGAAATCCTTTCGTTCAGGCGCAGCAACCGTAGTGGCTATTATGAACATCTGCAAGGATTATTTTCATCAATCTGGCTCGATGTGAGGATGCTCCTGTTCCAGCCTTGGAGGTGGATGGACAAGTTGGTTCCAAGCTCGGAGCCGGGATGTGGACAGGCTTGTTCCAAGCTACCAAAGAGCGTGCTATTTGGACATTCGTGTTCCAACCTCTGACGGCGACAAAAAATTTAATCGTTATTTCTCAACTATATAGAGGTTGGAACAGCCGCGGCGAAAAACGTTATAAGTAGAAGGGTAGAAGACTAACTAAACTCATTAACTTGGGACAACTCTGTTCCAACCTCGACGTCGTCACCCGGCACGCCTCCGGCTCGCGCCTGCGGCGCTCGCAAGGAAGGAAGAGCCTCGCCTGCGGCTCGGCGGCGCGGCTGCGCCGCGCCCGCGTCTGGTTATCTCGGGGCCGGGAAGAAGAGGGAGTCTCATTCCCTGTCCCGGCACCGTGCAGGGCTGCTCCCTTTCATGCACACCCGGCGTCGTTCACGGTTCCTGCCTAAACCCGGCGCCGTGAAGCCTCCGGGCGTGAGGGAGGGACGCCGCGGCCGGCGCATAGGCCGCCGTGACTCAGGGACGGCCGTGGACGCCCGTTTCCCGCCTCCCGGCTACCCATGCCGCCCGCGAAGCAGGACGGCCGCCACGGGCCGCCTGAGTCCGTTCTGAGCCATGGTCGGTTTGCGGCGTGCGGCATGGCCGTGTGTGTTCTCCGCCGGACCTCGCACTGATGCGACAGCCTGCCGCAGCCGAGGCTGAACGAGGCTTCCGAGCCGTCGCTATAACGAACACAAGCGACGTTGAACGGCTCATGGTCTAGGTATTGGCTCAATAATCATCAATCAAACTTGATTGATTTACGACGAAGTATGTCGACATCAATCGTATTGACGATCAGTTCGGACGTGGTCACATAAGGCGATATCGCTCGCGCATCGGGGAAATACAGTGAATAAGGAATTCAAAGCTGACGACCGCTACGACGCGCTCGTCGAGGCGATCATGGACCTTGAGCCGGACCCGGTTCAGGGCTTCGTCGATCGTGACCAGATCAAGATCATGCTCGCAGAGCACGGCATCTTCCCGCTGCGGATGGCGGTGCCGCTGATCGAAGACGAAGCGCGGGATCGCGAGATCGAGCTGAGGCGGGGCTACGTCGATCGGCCGGAGAGCGTTATGGAGGTGGGACGCGAGATCGCTTAGTCGCACAACCTACGGTAAGCAAAAGTTCCATCATTTCCCAGTGGCGCTTCCTCGTTTCGTTTGAGATCGTCACTTCGAACCTGCCGAACGGCGGGATCAATCAAAACCAAGAACTGAACGACACGGGCGGAGCAATACCGCATCGCCCGCGAACGACATCCCATTGCCATGAAGAGAGACGTGAATGATCGAAGAGAAAGAAACGACTTACGGTGTCCGCTATACGGTCAACCATAGCCCAAAGCCCCTGATCAGTCTCGCCGAGATTGACGAGATGATCAGGGCGCACAATGCAGAGTGCGAGGCTGACGCGCGCGAGTTTGGGGAGGCCTTCATCCCGCTCACCCGTGAGCGTGTTGTGAGCGCCATGGCGCTCGGCAACCACGGCCTGCGGGATGGCGATGCTCAAGACATGGTCGCCGCGATCATCTCGACGATCGTGGAGCAGATGGTCGCGGAAGTGACCATCGATCCGTGGCCCGGCCTGACGCGGGCCGACGTGAAGCGCATGATGGGAAGGCGGAAGGGACCTCGCGGTCACACCTCGCTTCCGGAGATCGCAGCGGGACGTTGTCATCTCGCCGACGTCATTCCGTCAGGCGACGAGCTGTCTCTGCGCGAAAAATTCTACTGCGCGCAGTATCGCGAGTGGCTGGAAACCGGCGCGGGCAAGAGGGCGGCGGCATGAGCCGCCTTCCGACCGCCGCCGCCTTCGCGAGCCTGTCCCCTGTTGATCAGGGGGCGGTGCTCGACTGGCACCGTCGCCAGCTCGACGATGAGGAAGCTACGTTCTCACCGGCCAATCTGAAGAGCGGTCACGCGCACTTCACGCACGGCATGACGATGGCGAAGTTCAAGCGCTCTCTCCGTGAGCGCCGTGGCCGCTTGGACAGGCTCGCCGCCGAGTTCGGGTTCTGGCGGGAGGAGCCCGCGTGACCCCACTTCCCTCGGCCCCCTACCTCATGCGCCTCGACGCCGGCGAGCGTAGGGCAGTTCTCGCGACCCGCGCCGCCGTCCTCTACCGGCAGGCAGCGCATGCCTTCGTCTCTCGCCGCTCGCCTTCATGGCCGGCGATGAACTGAGACAGCGCAACCGCGCCCGGCGTTCCGTTCGTGATCGTCTGCGCCGGCTGTATCGGCGGGCGAACGAAGTCGCCGTCGACCCCGGACAGTCGGCCGCCTGAGCGCGAGGCGTCACGCAAAAAGGCAGACGCCCGCCCTATTGGCGGGTGTCTCCCTGTTCATCGCGATAAAGGTCGTCATACTAGCCGACGCGCTTACCTCAGCCCGACCAGCGCGACGAAACAAACGGCTTTGGAAACGACCAGCGTGAACGGATCAAACCGCCTGTCCGCTACAATTTTAATGGCGTCGGAGGCGTTTAAGTGGTCTAACCTTGGCCGCCTCGGCAGATCAAGGCTCGTCAAGCTAACAATCATCGCGCCATTCTTTGGTTATTTAATATTATTTAATTCGACATTAGCCGGTTATCTAGCGATCGCCCTGAATTATATTGCGGATGATCCTTCAGGAAATACTTCGGCTCATCATTTAAGTTTTTATCACCTGTATTTCTTGTATTTTGGTCTTATATTTGTAGGATGCTCATCATTACTGTTCCAGATTTTTTGCCCAGAAGACATTGCCCCTTACGAGAACGTAAATTTCTACGTCATCGAACAGGAGCGCATCCTTTCAGATATACTTATTAAGTCCTCTGTTATCAGGATATTTGAGTATGTATGGAAGCTCAATCAACAACCAGATATTTCTGCATTTTCCACTAAGATGATATCGGTCTTTCCTTTGAAGGTTCGTCAGCGGTTTGATCTTCTTGTATATGGATTAATATCTAAATCGGATTTCTCACCGTATGAAGATAACGGGGACTTGCATAACGAGCTATTTACAGGCTCAGGTTATGTAAATATCGATGGCGTGACGGATATTGTTGCTAATCAGCGAGCCGTTCACAGACAAGTCAATGCCGAGTTCGATGCACGTTGGGGTGATCTCCATAAAGACATATTTACGATAGACTATATGATACAAAATTATAGCTCTCCTTCAATTAGATGTGCGATCGGTGTATTATACGTCTTTGGATCTATAGTATTATTTGTTCCGTCTCTCGTTACGGCTTTCAAAATCTTAATCGCTATTCGTTGATGCGCGTCCCGCGCGCTTACGAGCAGACGTTCGTTTACAAAACCTCCGACTTACAAAGTTACAAAACCCGCCCAAACACCTCCATAACCCATTGAAATCACACAAACACGTTTTCAGAATGTGAATTCAATCCTCTCTCGCAGCACCAGTTTTTCCCCCGTGACTCTTCTGACTCCCGAAGCTTCGCTGACGGGATGGTCGCGTCCAGCGAGCGCGGGCTGGGCGGGTGTTTGAACCGTCGGGCCTCTTCGCCGTCCTAGGTCTGCGCGATGCGGCGGAGCCATCGGCAGAAGGCGCGGACGGCGGGATCGTCGACGCAGCGTTCGGGCACATAGGCGAAATAGCTTCGCGCCGGCAGCGTCGGCGCTGCGAAGGGCATGGCGAGGCGCCCGGCCCTGACGTCGTCCGCGATCAGCGCGGTGGGCCCCATGGCGACCCCGACGCCGTCCAGCGCCGCCTGCAGCGTCAGATAGAAGTGCTCGAGGGTGATCGAGCCCGCCGGCTTCAGATCCGGGACCCGCGCCGCGACAAGCCATTGCGGCCAGACATCCGGCAGGGTCGCCGCGTGCAGCAGCGTGTGACGCGCGAGATCGCCCGGATGCGACAGCGGCCTCTGTTCCAGCAATTTGGGGCTGCAGACGGGGATGCGG